TCCACGCGGCGTGAGCGACGGGCCAACGCAGACCGTCGCTCACGCGCCCGGCTCCGACGATCCGCCCAGTCCAGTCCCCCTTTCCGAAGTGGAGAGGGGGTTGGGGGGTGAGGTCTTTTCAACCTCCCATCCTACCTGAAATCCTGGCGCCGGTGGGTAGTGAAAATAAAAACACCGAAATCTTGACCGGTCCGCTTGACTCCCCTCCGGTTAGGATTTATATCCACTCGTGTTCATTTGTAACAACACCGGGCCAGCGGATCGGGGAAACCCCCGGGGAGGGCGCGCGCATGGCCGAGCATCCGAAATCGAAACGCCCGCCGATCGCCTTCCCCGGAGCCGACACCACGGTCGACGAACTGGAATTCGCCCTGGCCATGCACGCCTACCAGAAGAAGGAGCGCCGCCGCTACCCGGCCTGGAGCGAGGTGCTCCACGTCCTGCGGAGCCTCGGCTACTTCAAAGGCGTGGCCCCCGAAGAAACGCCGCCCGCGCCCCGCCCGTTCGGGCCGGGCCTGTCCCACCGGCCCTCCCTCGCGGAGATCGAATCATGCTCCTGATCGAACGCCTGGGGGCCTGGCTGAAGGCCCCGAAACCCCCCGCGACCGTGCAACCGCGAGCGCCCGGCTTCTTCGCCGCGCCTTACCCCACCGGCGGTTGGTGGAAGAACGACCCCGCCGAGCAGTTGCGGAACTACTCCTCGTGGGTCTACGCGGCGGTCAACGCCATCGCCCAGGAGACGGCCCGGCAGAAGCCGTACTTGTACGTCAACACCGGGCAGGCCGACCACGAGCAAACGCCGCTGCCGCACACGCACCCCCTCTGCCGGTTGCTCGACGACCCGAACCCGTGGCTGACGCCGTGGGAACTCTGGTATCTCACCATCGTGTCGCTGGAACTCACGGGCAATTGCTTCTGGTACGTGGCGCACGACCGGCTTTCGGGTCTGCCCGCCGAACTCTGGATCATCCCGACGCCCTGGGTGAAGGTCATCCCGGACGCCCGCGATTACGTGAAGGGCTACGAGGTGAGCGCCCCCGGCGCGGCCGCGGAGCGCTTCCACCCGGACGAGATCGTCCACTTGAAGTACCCGAACCCGCTCGACCCGCACTACGGCCTCTCGCCGCTGCAAGCCAACGCCCTGACGGTGGATACGAATTCGGAACTGCTGAAGTCGCGCTACCACGCTTTCCTCGCGGGATCGCGGCCGGGCCTCGTGCTTCAGACCGAGCAAATGCTGACGGATCAAACCGTGCGGCGCTTCGAGGAGCGCCTCACGGAGAAGTTCGCCGGACGCGGCAACTGGCACCGGCCGCTGGTGCTGGAGCAGGGGTTGAAGGCGTCGCCGTGGACGCTCACCCCCGCGGAGATGGACTTCCTGAACTCGTCGAAGATGAGCCGCGACGAGATCCTCGCCCTGTTCCGCGTGCCGCCGCCGATCACCGGCATCGTGGAGAACGCGGGCCTCGGGGCCAACATCTGGCACGGCGCCCGCGTGATGTTCTGCGAGGGGACGGTGCAGCCGAAGCTCGAATTGCTCGGCCAATCGCTGACGCGCGACCTGGCCCGGCGCTTTGGGCCGGACGTGGTCGTGAGCTTCCCCGACTGCTCGCCGCGCGTGCAGGAGCAGCGCCGCCAGGACGACGAACTCGACGCGAAGCTGGGTCTGCGCACCTACAACGAGATCCGCAAGAGCCGCGGCCTGCGGCCCATCGCCGACGCGAAATTCGACGCGCCGATTCTCCCGAATTAGCCGCGAGACGAATGTCGAGCGCGGGCGAGGCGGGGCGCTCCGCCGATCCCCGAAGTCCCCATTCCGTTTCCGCGCTCGACTTCGTCTCGCGGCTAACCCTTCCCTCCATCACCGAGACTCCACCATGACATCGCTCGTCCGAGCCGACCCCGCCGCGCGCACGTTGACCCTCGACGCCGGCAAGATGACCCTGCGCAGCGTCATCAGCACCATCGACCCCGACCGCGCCGGCGACATCGTGGTGCCGATGGGCCTGCGCAACGCCGAGGAGTTCCTGATGAACCCCGTCGTGCTCTGGGCCCACAACCGCGCCGCCGTGCCGCCCATCGGCACCTGCCAGTGGCTCGACCTCCAGCCGCGGCGGATCGTCGCCGAAACCAAGTTCGCCCAGAACGTGCCCTTCGCCGAGGACGTGTTCCGTCTCTACGAGCAGGGCGTCCTGCGCGGCTGGTCGATCGGCTTCATCCCGCGCAAGGTCAAGCCGCTGGCGCGCGGCGCCCGCGTCGACGACTGGGACTTGCTCGAATACTCGGCCGTGCCGATCCCCGAGAACCCCGGCGCGCTGACGCTGGCGTTGCAGAAGGGCCTCGTGAAGACGGCCGAGCTGCGCGAGTGGCTCTGGCAAATCCCCGACGACCGCGGCGGCCGCGTCTGGCCGGCCTACCCGCCGCACGACGCCTTCGCCGGCCTGGTGGCGAAGGCCGGGTAGCCGTTCTTCAGTCCGAAGGACGGGGAGTTCTCAGCCCAGGGCAACGCCCTGGGCGAAGCGATGCGGGTTCCCAATTCCCTGTGGCAGTCCGTTGGACTGCAAGACCATCGCATCCCGAACCCAGGGCGTTGCCCTGGGCTGAGAACTCCCAGCCCTTCGGGCTGAAGAGCTTCCCGCCTTCCTTGCAACCCTGTGCCGTCGCAACGGCCGCGATCCCCCTTCGGGATCGCGTTTCTGTTTCCCTGTTACCCCGTTTCCCGAGGTTCCCATGACGACCGCGATCATCAACGACAAGTTCCAGACCCGCGACGAACTCGTGCAGTTCATCGAAGAGCAAACCACCACCGCCGTGGAGAAGGCGGCGCGACAACCCGGCCGCGTCGAGCGGCGCGTGCCGTGGGCCACGAGCGGCCCCATCGGCCAGGATTCGGCCGGCTACTCGGTGCTGAAGGCGGCCGCCTACGCCCTCGGCTACGTCGGGGCGGAGCAGGCCAAGGAGGAGATCCACGCCCACCACCAACTCCGCGACCTCTACGCCAGCTACGGCTTCCTGCCCCACGGCGGGGCGCAGTCGTTCCTCGTGCCGCTGGCGTCGGCGCACCTGCCCGCCTTCGAGCCGCAGGGTCAGAAGCTGCAAACCGAACTGCGGCAGAAGATGACCGCCCACGCCGAGAAGTTCGACCCGGACGAGGCCGTCTGGATCGGCAACCGCAGCGGCCGCAACCTGCGGCTGAAGGCCCTCGGCACCTCCACCGACACGGCCGGCGGCTCACTCGTGCCGCTGCCGATGCTCGGCGAACTCATCGACCTCCAGCGCAACCTCGAAGCCTTCGCGGCGGCCGGGGCGCAGGAGATCGCCATGCCGCCGAACGGGCGCATCCAGTTCCCGCGCCTCACGGGCGGCAGCACCGCGTACTGGGTCGGCGAGGGGAGCGCCATCACCGAGAGCCAACCGACGACGGGCAACCTCGATTTGCAGGCGAAGAAACTGGGCGTGCTCGTGAAGATCAACAACGAGCTGCTCCGGTTCGCCAGCCCGTCGGCCGAAGGGCTGGTGCGCTTCGACATGGCCCGCGCCGCCGCGATCAAGGCCGACCTCGCCATGCTCGAAGGGACTGGCGGCACGCAGATCAAGGGCCTCATCACCTACAGCGGCGTCGGCACGCACACCGCGGGCACGGTGGGGGCCAACGGCAACACCTTCCAACCGCAGGACGTGGCCGGCATGGAGGCGAAGCTGCCCGACGCCATCGACGCGCCGACGGCGTGGATGATGCGGAAAGCCCTCTTCGCGGGGCTTATGAACCGCCGGGCCGACGCCGTGACCGCCAGCGACAGCAAGGGGACGTTCCTGTTCCGCAACGCACAAGGGGCGTCGTCGGCCCCGCCGGTCGAACTGTACGGCACGAAGGTCGTGCGGACGGCGCAGGTGAGCGGCACCCGCACCAAGGGGGCCGGCACCGACCTGACGTACCTCCTGCTCGGCTACTTCCCGGACTGGCTGGTGGCGCGGCTGGGCGTGATGGAATTCCTCGCCTCCGGCCACGGCGACACGGCCTTGCAGAACGACATGACCTTCCTGCGCGGCATCCAGCACATCGACGCCGGCCCGCGCAACCCC